ATATAAGTGATGAAACGGTTATCAAGGCACTTGAAGAGGCCATTGCAACGGGTAACGTTGAGCACGCCCTATCGATCCTCAATCTGGACCCTGTGGTCTTTTCCGGGGTTGCCGATACGGTTAACGACGTCTTCAAGACTGCGGCGGTACTCACGGCTGAAGCCGCCCGCGCCTCACGCGACCCGTTTACCGGCGCACGAATCGTCTTCCGATTCAACGTAAGGTCTCCCCCGGCTGAGGAATGGCTGAGGGTTGAGAGTTCCAGGCTCGTGGTAGGTCTCTCCAATCAGGCGCGTAAGACTGTACGGCAGACCCTGTCGGCTGGTATGGAGCTCGGGCAGAACCCTAGGACGACGGCGCTTGACGTAGTCGGCCGGGTGTCCAAGCTTACGGGTCGGCGGGAAGGCGGCACGATCGGCTTGACGCCGAATATGGAAAAGTATGTCCAGAACGCCAAGCTGGAGCTTCTCTCAGGTGATCCGGCGCTCCTTAAAAATTATTTGACTCGGGAGCGCCGGGATGCCCGGTTTGACGCCAAGGTGCATCGGGCGCTGGCGGCAGGGAAGCCGGTAGCCGCTGAGGACGTTACCAAGATGATTGGGCGGTATTCGGATAGTCTTTTGCAGTTACGTGGTGAGAATATCGCCCGGACTGAAACCTTATTGTCACTCCACGCCGGGCAGGCTGAGTCCATTCGACAAATGATTGAATCGGGAAAGGTCCAAGAGCGTGATGTGATGAAGATTTGGCATACGAACCGCGACGGGCGTGAACGGCGCTCGCATTACATCCTGCATGGGAAAAAGGTTCCGTATCAAGAGCCATTCAAATCCCCTGAAACTGGAGCGAGGATGATGCATCCTGGGGACCGTTCCATGGGGGCGCTGCCGCAGGATGTGATTAATTGCCGATGCCATGCTGAGTACAAGGTTGATTATATCGCTGCGGCAGTGCGCCTAGCGCGAAAGGAGGCAGTGTGACCGGGTTCACTGCCACAATTGAAGCTTGGGTCGCGGCCTCAAAACTGTTTACTGAGGCGGTGATTAAAGAAAGCACGCAAGAAGTTGTACGGCTGATGAAAGAACCGATCTCAGCCGGAGGCAATATGCCCGTAGATACTTCATTCCTACAGAATTCGCTGGTTGGTGCACCGGGGGAGGCCGTGCCGCCGATTAACCCTCAGGCCGATGGTACAGGCGGGCCGCAGGTAGGTAATGCAGCGGCTATCGAGTCGATCATTGCCAGTTGGCAACCGGGCCAGTCTATGTCATTTGGATTTATCGCCGCGTATGCTGCGCGCCAGAATTACGGCTTCACAGGGACCGATTCTCTCGGGAGGAACTATAATCAGTCGGGTCGGCACTTCGTGGAGCTAGCGGTCCAGCAATGGCCCGCAATTATCGAGAAGAGCCAGCGGCGGTTAGCCGCGAATATGGTCTTTGGCCCATGACTGCTGCGACACCAGAAGCACGGATACTGGAAGCGTTGCTAACGCACCTGAAAGCGTGGCCGGGTGGGTTACCGATTGTATGGTCGAATGTCCAGTATCCAGTGAATGGTGCGCCCAAGGCGGATCAGTATGCAATCGTAACGTTCTCGCCCGGTACACCGCAGCAAATTGTGGTGGACTCTAAGGATGAGAATAAGCATATGGGTATATTTGGCGTCAGTATCTTGACGCTGCTGAACGGTGGCGAGATGGAACCGCAGGAGATATGCGGTGATCTCGCGTCTCATTTCCACGGTCAGGTGCTCTCCTCCGGGAGCACTACCGTGCGCGTCACGGCGCGGCCAAGGGTAGCCGGGGGATACGTGGACGGCGATCGGTGGAGGACACCGGTGACTGTACCATTCGAAACGATATCGGTATAGTAGGAAAGGAGCCTCAGACATGCCTCTGTACCCAGTTGCCGGCTGCAAATTTTACATCAGCGAAGATCCCTTCCCTGAGCAGTCCGATGATGTCACTTCCACGGATTTCACGGCAGTGACATTTACTGAAGTCGGGAAGTGGACATCTATGGGTCCATACGGCGATTCGTCCCAGCTGATTACGACCGACTTGATCGGCGAGGGGCGTACTAAGAAGATGAAGGGTACGCGAAATGCTGGCTCTATGGCCAACACATTCGCGGTGGACGCGCTTGATCCGGGTCAAATCAAGATGATCGAAGCGTCCCAGACTCTGGAGAACTACGCCTTTAAGATTGAACTGAATGACAGTGGTGGTGGAACCGGCGCGAAGAACTCTGAGCGTTTGTTCTATGGGCTCGTCATGCAGTCTCAGGAAGCCGGTGGTGGCGCCAATACCGTGCAGACCCTGAATGGCACGGTTGAAATCAACTCGAATATTGTGACTGTGGCGGCGGTACCGGGCACGCTCATGGTCAAGCGGGTTGGTGGTCATGAAGGCGAAGGTGGCCAAGCAGCCGGGGTGCAAAATCTTTCCGAGGGTGAAGTCGAGGAGACGGATACTGAGGGGGAGACAGCAACCGTAACGGAAACAGCAGCGGAGGCACGAGCACGTCGGGCGGCGGCGGCTAGGAAGTAATTTGGAGTGAAAAGAGGAGTGGCTAAAGTGAATGATGCGACGAAAGCAGAAGCTGCCGTCGAACTTACTGATCTTTCCAGGTTCGATGCAATGCAAACAGCTCAGGAAGCTGGGCTGGATATTGAAATCAGAGGGCCAGATAACAAGAAAATCGGCTTCACGATACGGATCGCGGGGCCGGATTCTTTGCGTCAACGCAAAGCGATCGAAAGGATGGCCGCTGAACGTATGGCTAGCGACGACCCAACGCCGCTAGGCCCCCAAGAACTTTATGATCGGCAGACTCGCGGACTTGCGGGTGCTACGATTTCCTGGACGCCGTTCAAGCTGGACGGAGCAATGTATGAGCTCAGCGAGGAGAACGCATACAAACTTTACAACCGGTTCCCATTTATTCGAGATCAGGTTGCAGAAAGGGCGGGACGGCGTTCAGCTTTTTTCGCATTATCGAATTCCGATGCCGAGTAGCGATAGGAGAATGGGTCGCCGGGCGCAAGCCGGTATTTCCGGAAGCGATCGAGTACATATTCGATTACTTTCGGGAACTATGCTGGACGCGAAGGCCGGGTTATGCCGGGGCGCTCAGTCTAGAATACCAGGAGATTGAGGCGTGGTGCAGATTAACCCGTCGCACTCTGGATCAATGGGAACTGAGGATATTACTCGACATGGATGTTGCCTACATCCGGGCGCTCAACGTAAAAGATAAGGAGGAAGAGGCCAAGAGAGAGCCTAGTCCGCCCGAGGAACTATCTTCAAGGCCGTTGTCGCCAGCACTTTTCGATGCTCTCTTCGGTAATAACGATAACGTCAGGAGCGCGTAATGGCTACGGCGGAACTTGGTATTACCGTAAATACAACCGGTGTCGAGCAGGCGGTCGCAGATCTAGATAAGATCGCCCCTGCCGCACAGCGGGCTGAGCAAGCGACATCCAAGCTTGCTCAGTCCACTGCTGCGTCTATGCAACAAGCGGCGAATCAGGTCGAGACTTTCGCTGATAGAATCAATAAAGCCCTCAACGTCAGAGCACCTACCGGGGACGCCGACTATGCTCGTCGCGCAGAGGATATCGCTGCGGTTGGTAATGAGCTTGATAAACTACGCGCAAAATACAATCAAGCTTTCGCCATTATGCGGGAGTATCGCACAGAGTCGGCTGCGATTCGGCAAGCTCATGCAGTTGGCGGTATTTCGATTAAGGAACAAGCCAATGCATTGGATGCGTTGCGCACAGCGACCCAACGTCAGATAGATGCTGAGCGCCAGTTACGCACGGGTCGTAATCAACCGGGTGGCTTAGGGGGCACCAGCAGCGGTCAGGCACGCGCGAATCAAGCCAATGTGATGTATCAGTTGCAGGACGTTGCTGTAACGGCTGCAATGGGTATGTCCCCGGCTATGATTGCACTACAGCAAGGCTCGCAGCTTGCGATGAATTTCCAACAGGCCGGTGGTATTAA